GCCCTGCTGGGCAAAAGCGGTCTCCTCAAAAAGCCGGGCGCCCAGACAGGCGGCTCCGCTGTTCCAGGCTCGTCCTTCACAGCGGTAATAAACCCCGAGTTCTACCACGTGCCTGCCAAGCGCGAGGCCACAGTGCCCGCATTTAAGCTTACGTGAAAACAGATGGACAGCAGGGGCGTTTGTTTCCCGCTTACCCGAACGCCGCCGCAGTCTCTCAAGCTGCCTTTGCGCTTCGTCAAAGGTTTCCTGTGAAATGATCGCTTCAAATGCGCCGGGCACTACGATCCAGTCCTCTTTGGACTGCTTTCTGGATGAGTTCTGATTGCCCAGTTCCGTCCGTGTCGTCTTAATGCCAATCAGCTTGCCGGTGTACCTTTCATCACGGAGGATGCGCGTAACAGCTGTATCACTCCATTCGTTCTGAAGCCTGTCGGAGTTCCATAGTTGCCGCTTCGAGCCGAGGTCACGCTTTCTTTGGGAAGGAGTGGGAACGCCATCCCGATTTAATCCTGAAGCAATCCGCGTCGGCCCCTCACCAGCATTGCAGCGTTCAAATATGCGCCGGACAATATCCGCCGCTTCCGGGTCTGGAATCAGCAGCCGGCGGTCCGCCGGGGATTTGACATAGCCGTAAATGGGGTAGGCGGAAACGCATTGACCACGTCTGGCGTACTGCCGGCGCGAGTCCTTGACCTTTTGAGAGAGATCCCGGCTGTAGAGTTCGTTAATCAGATTCCGCAAGCCGTTGTTGATGTCGCCTGCTGTTCCATAAGGATGCTCTTTGCTGTCGTAGCCGTCGTTGACCGAAATGAAACGGACGCCGAGGAACGGGAATACCTGCTCCAGATAGTTACCAACCTCCACATAGTTGCGGCCAAAGCGGGAAAAATCCTTGACAATGATGCAGTCAATTTCCCGGCGGCGTACCATATCCAGCATCGCCTTGATTCCGGGCCGTTCAAAGTTGGTACCGCTGCGTCCATCATCCTGAAACTCCAAGACCTGGTATGCTTCAAACTCCGGATGCGTCTCCAGATAGCGGTTTAAGAGCATACGCTGATGGGTCACACTGTTGCTCTCCGGTTTATCACCATACCGGGCGTCCTCATCGGCAGAGGACAGCCGGATGTATTTTGCAATCATCATACAGCCTCCTCCTTTCCAGCCGCGGCCAGCAGTTGTTCCCGTTCATCACGAAAGCGGAGAAGGACTTCCACCCGGTTATTCTCATAGATGGTAACGCGCTCGATCAGGGAAGCGGCCAGTTCCTTTGTCAGATGGAAGGGGCGGCCAAGTCCTCCAAAAGCGGCGAGCCACGGGTTTTTCTCCGTCAGCGTTTCCGCCTGGTACCGCTGCTGTTCCCGCAGGTCAAATATCTGCTTCTTCAATTCCTCCGCTTCTCCCATGCAGCACTCCTTCAGCAGCTCATAGTCCATCTGAGCCATCTGTCCGCTGAGGTAGTCCCGCATGGCGTTCCTGCGTGTTTCTTCCACGCGCTCAAGCTGCGCGTTTAATTTTTTCAACATCATAGCGCCCTGGCCCGTTTTGCCAGACACTCTTGCGGACAAACGCCTTGCCAAAACGGTCATATCCACGGCCTGTTCGATCTCCTTCTGAATGACCTGTTCCAACGAATCCAGCAGTAGATCCTCCCGCAGAAACTTGTAGCTGCACCCGCTCTTTTCCAGCATGGCGGCGTAGCTGGGGCACTGGTAGTAATAGGACACGCGCTTGCCATGAGATACCTGCTTGTAGCGCACCATAGGCCGTCCACAGTCAGAACAATAGACCAACCCCTTGAGAATATTTTCACTCTTCCCCAGATAGTCATATTTCCCAAGCCGTGCATGGTAGGCGGCATTTTTCTCCGCGCATATGGCCTGTACCGCATCGAAATCCTCCCGGCTGATAATCGGCTCATGAGTGTTTTCCACGACCGTCCATTCATCCCGCGGCAGCCGCTTGTCCGGCCGCCCGGCATAAAATTCCGAGCGCCGCCGTCCCTGCACCATACAGCCCAAATAGACCTCATTGCGCAGAATATTCTTGACGGACTTGACTATCCACGGCTTGTACCGGGCGAAGCGTTTATCCAGGATGATGCCCTTCTGGTAACGATAACAGCCAGGAGAGGGCACTCCGGCTGTGTTGAGCCAGCGGGTGATGGCGGTGTCGCTCTGACCCTCCAGCTTACGCCGGAAGATCTCGCGTACCACCCCGGCGGCCTCCGGGTCGATGACAATACGGTGTCCGTCCGCCGGATCTTTCCTGTATCCGTAGGACGCAAACGCACCGATAAATTCTCCGCGCCGCATCTTTTCCCGCAGCACCGAGCCGGATTTGCGGGAAATATCCTTGGAATACATCTGATTGACCATATTTTTCAGCGCTACAGTTAAACAATCAGCGGTCGTGGCGTCGGCGCTGTCATAGCCATCCGAGATGGAGATGAAGCGCACACCCATGAAAGGGAAAATGTGCTCCAGATAGTTGCCGGCCTCTACATAGTCCCTGCCAAAACGGGAGAGGTCTTTCACCACGATACAGTTAGCCCTGCCGCTTCGGACGGTTTCCATCATTGTCTCAAAGCCGGCCCGGTCAAAGTTGGTGCCGGTTTGCCCATTATCTTCAAAAATGCCAACGAGCTGCAGTTCCGGAGCGTTCACTATGTACTGCCGAAGCAGTTCCTTTTGATTTTGCAGCGCCTCGCTGTCGGCGCGGTCCCTTGTTTCAAAAATGGACAGCCGGGCATATCCCACGGCCAAATAGGTTGGAGCAGGAGAAGGGAGCGGCTTGGACGGTACGGCCACAGCGGCCTGCCCGCTGTTTTCCGCCCGGATTTGGTCCTTGCGTGATTTTCTCGCCATCGCTTACACCACCTCTCTCAGCGGCAGAGGAGCCGCTTCTTCCGAGGCAAAGAGCATGGCGTTGGCAAACTGCTCCTGGTAACGGAACACGATCTCAATACGCCCGCCCTCGTAGACCAGAATCCGTTCCACCAGGCGTACCAGGACCTCACGATTCAGCGTTTCCAACTGCCCAAACTGCTTGAAGTGCTGAATCCACGGACTGTCCGGGGTGCTGCTCTCCAATATCCGGTCAAGTTCCTGCTGCTGAGCCTCAATAGCCCGCTCAACCTCCTCACAATCACGGGTAAAAATGCGCTTGAACTCATAAAAGTCAGCCCTGGAAACTTCTCCGGCGGCATAGCGCCGATAGAGGGAGTCCCGAATGTCCTGCTTTTTGACCAGCTCCTGGCGCAGCGCCTCCAGCCGTTTGTCCAGCTTCTCCGCCGCAACCTTCTGCAGCGGCCGGCGGGCGATGGCCTCCAGCGTCCCGCTCAGCTCTATCACGGTGCGGATATGGAGATTGATCCCCTCCAGCACGGCCTGCTCCAGCTTGGTCTCGCTGATGGTGTGGGGCGAACAGGCAGCGGTATCGGAGCGATGGGTGATACAGGCATAATAGTGGTAGGTTTTGCCGTCATAATAGGTGGTCTTGCGCACCATGCCGCCCTTGCAGTCCCCACAGCAGAGAAGACCCGCAAACGGATGCACCGCCTTTTTCCCGGGAGCTGTGCGGGTATCCGTCCGCATCAGGCGGGCCGCAAGGTCAAAGTCCTCCCGACTGATGATAGCCTCATGGGTATCCTCCACGCGCATCCACTCTTCAGGCGGCCTGTAAACGACGGTTTTGACCTTATAGTTGGGAGTGGTTCGCTTTCCCTGCTCCATGACACCGAGATAGACCTCGTTTTGCAGAATACGCCGCACAGCCGTGGCCGACCACCTGGTTTTATTGTGGACACGATAGCCGGACTTATATTTCATGCCCCTGCTCCGCTTGTATTCCATTGGAGAAGGAACACCCAGAGTGTTGAGTTCATCGGCAATGGCCTGGCAACTCATGCCGGAGATCCGCCGGGCGAAAATCTCCCGTACCACGTCGGCGGCCTCGGGGTCTACCACCAATCTGTTTTTATTCTCCGGGTCTTTGGAATAGCCGTAGGCTGCGAAGGAGCCGATGAACTCCCCGTTGCGCCGCTTGACATCAAAATGGCTGCGCACTTTGATGGACGTGTCCCGGCAGTAAGAGTCGTTGATCAGATTTTTAAAGGGCAGGATCAGGCTGCTGGAGGCGTCCAGATGGGCGGTATCGTAGCTGTCGTTGATGGCGATAAAGCGCACGCCTAGGGCGGGGAACAGTTTTTCAATATACCGGCCCGCCTCGATATATTCCCTGCCAAAGCGGGAGA